TTGGTTTCCTCCAGTTCGTACAAACTGGCCTTCTCGCCTGACGCAATGGCGAACATGAACAGTTGCAGCGTGAAGAAAGACTTGGCCGAACCTGGGTCGCCGCAAATGACGTTAAGCGTGCCGGGCAGGTTGAGGCGTACATCGGCGTTGATCATCGCCCACGGTGTCGGAAGAACCCGCATCTTTCCAGACGCGATTGCGTCAAAGCGTTCCTTCAGGATCTGGTAGCCGCTCTTGGCTGGCTCCGCTGCCTTGTTCGCTTCGTACTTGAAGTCGCTGAACCATGGAGCATCGTTGCTGTCGTCGTGTGTCATTGCACCCCCGCGTAGCTGTCCCACTTCACCCGCAGTTCCTCGCCCGGCTGGTAGATCCACACCCCATCGCCCTTGAAGTCCCACGCCGCGAACGCCAGCACCTCAGCCGCTCGCCGCACAATCCGCTTATCGGTTCCTTCCCCGAGCATCTTGACGCACCACGAAAGAACCGGGATGCCCCAACGGTGGAACGTCATGTTCGCCCCACGCTGGAACGCCATAAGCAATCCATGGTTATCGGTCCAGCATGGAGCCGAGTAATACAGCACCGCGTCTTCAAGGTTCCTCCAGAGACCCATTTGCGGGCCCGTGAATGGCCTCTCCCGGCATTCTTGGAGTAGGGTGGCATCGAATGACCCACCCCCGACGATGATGTCGTAGACGTACTTGCAATCGCCGTGCGTGAACGCTTGGCTGGTCACACCCATTTCGGATGCCCACTTGCGGACGGTCGGGGAAAGCACCATCGCGGCGGTCATCGCTACTTCGTGGTCGGGCGGTTGGTTGAAACTCATTCGAACTCCTTGATTGGGGCGGTTGGGGGATTCTCAAGATACATCCGGTTCATCAGCCAGCGGTACGGGTTGCACACAAACTGCCCGCCATCCTTCGTCCACTGGTGGCACTTCTTCCAGCGGTGCAGGCCCTCGGTCACAACCGCAGAAGCCTTCTCCCGGTCAAGGAAGTCGGCCTGCCATCGCTTCCAGCACTTCTGCTTGTCCTGACGGCGGACGGTTGGGTATGCGTTCCAGAAGGCGAGGAACTGGGGGGAGAAGTCCGGGATCAGTTTCGGAGGGCTCTTCTCGGCCTTCGGTGCAGGTGCCGCCACCCCATCCCCTTGGGGGCTAGGGGGTGTATTTACACTCTTCTCTTCTCTTCTCTTCTCTGGTAACGCATCGGTAACGCTGGCACCGTTACGGCTCTTCTGTACCCGCAATGCCGTAAGTGCCCGAGCCTTCGCACCTTGCGCAAGATGCCGGTCCCAGTTCGGGAATGTCGCCCCCGTGTCGGTGAAGGTGATCCACCCCACACACGCAAGGGCCGCACCCATTCCTGTAACGCACGCGATACGGTCGAGATGCTTTTCTGTAACGCCGGGAGCGTTACCTTCGATGACCTGATCGGTGGCCCATGACCAGACGCGGATCAGGTGCCCGCCAACGGCCTCCACGCTCAGACCGAGCATGTCCGACATGCGGAATACTGCCGGGTCCTCCAGCAGCCGCGTCCGTACTTTGATCCAATCACCTGCCATCGGTGGCACTCCAAAAACAACCGGCCCGAATCCGTGTGCTTGCGGAGCATGCGTTGAGCGTGTTCCCACGGATCGGGGCCGGTGATTTGTTGTGAGTGGTATCGAGCATCAACTGACTCCGCAAGCACGGGAGTATACGCCACCACGTTTCACCAGTCGAACTTGTGCCCGCAATACCGGCACACCTTCGCCTCGGGACGCACATGCTCGGCACACTGGCCGCAGACCTTCATCGGCTCGCCGGCGGGCTTGCGTGTCACGCCGCTCACGAAGAACAGAAGCACAGATAACGGGCCAAGGATCGCACCAGCTAGAAAGCCCACGGCCTGATTCCAGCCGCGTGCCGTCGCCGCCATGACACCGATCAACCCGAAGAACAGAATGCCAACGATCAAGATTTCCATGTGTCTCCTTACAGGCTGTTCATCGCGGGGAACGTGCAGTCCATCGACCACATCAGGTTGCGTCCGCAGGCTTCGCGGGCGTGCTTCGCGTCACGCCAGCCACGCACGCAGTGTGCGTTCCAAGATACCGGCTCCTTCATACCACTGAGGTATGATCGCCAGCCAAGCGTGTAGAAACGCTCGTTGAACATCGCGTTACGTGCCGCTTCCAAGTCAGTCGCCTCGTCAGTATCGCTCATCGCTTGCTCCTTAAACCATGCCCACGCACTTTCGCACGCGGGCAGGTCCACCGCACACAGAGAATCAGAACGGAACATCCTCGCCACGGAACGCATCAACCGTCGCCGCATTGTCGGCACGCATCGCCCGCAACTTCGCACGGCACTCGGCCAGCGATGCCGCGAACGCCGGCACGTGTTCGGCCAGTGCCGCGATGATCTTGTCATCACGCTCCACACGCTTCAACACTGACGGAATGATCGGGTTGTACGAGAGCTGGTACACGAACTGCCTACCCGTCACCCACAACTGTCCCTGCACTTGGAGCGTGTAGTCATCGAACCCGTTGAGCAGATACCCCATGTGGGTTTCAGCACTTGGGCATTTGATTTCGAGCAGGCCATCGTCGCCTACCAGGCGGTCAGGGCTTGCCCCGCAATCGCCCTCGTCACGCAGGCAGAAACCTACCTCAGCCGTGTCCAGTCCAGTCTCGAACTCGAACCACCGCACAGCCTCGCCTTCGAGCCCGGTGCCACGCTGCATGAACCCGCTCGATGCGTCATCCAACGGCTGGCCCAAGTACCACTCGGCCATGAGTCTGGCCCTGTACTTGGCCTGCGATGCGGACGGCTTCAGGCCCTTCGATGTGATGATGCTGTCAAACTCGCTCGCGGTCGGCACGCCGAGGCGGGCTTGCAGCCACTCGGGGGAACCCTGCTTGCACTTGATGATCTTCATTCGTAACGCTCCATCAAACGGTCGCATCCGACAGGGATACACAGTTCAGCGACGATCAGGCCACACCCGCCCATCTGTCGTTGTGTCGCAATCAGCCCGCATTTCTTGGCGACCCTGACCCGCATCTTGATCGCAGCCTCTGATCGTCCGGTATGGCGTTCGATGTATTCCATACCAGAATCAACCACGACGATCATTGTGTTACCGTTGATCGTCACTGAACGCCGACCTTCCGCGGCGATTTCAAACAATGCCCACACAAGATCGCGTGTCGCCGCGGAAACAGACAACGCTTTCGGAGTGTGCATCCATGCCTTCACGAACTTCTGAAGTTCGTAGTATTCATCTGTCACTTCGCACCAGCCTTCCGCCGTGCAATCGCCTCGAACGCCTGCCGCACCTTGGACGCGGGAATGTCGCGCAGATTCTCCACGCCCATGTATGCCTTGAACTTGCCAATGTCGGCCTTGATCGAATCCAGATCGACTTCCAACGCCAGCAGATCCGCCTCGCTTATCGTTTCGCCCGTTGCTGCGTCCGCGTTCCCGTCCGTGTCCTCGTCGCAGCTCGTCAATCCCAATGCGTTCACCAGCGAATACCGCTGGGCGTAGGTCGTCACGGCCCCGATCTTCTGTGCTTCGCTGCACCCGGCCCGGCTCTCGGTCGGCAGCGTCACGCTCGAAGATTCCGAATGGCCCAACTCATGCGACACCACGCACGACAGCGTGAGCTTGCCACCATCGACCACCGCGTTAGACCATCGGTAGGACAGCCCGCACTCGGCCAACGGCTTGCGGATCGTCGCCGCGATGTCGTCAAGGCTGGCGTACATGCGATTGACCTTGCGACCGTCGCGGGTCACTTGGAATTGGCTGTTCTCCGTCCGCCGCTGCACAGGCGGGCAGATCGAGCCAAAGCGTGCCATAGCGTCCGCAAACGCCTTGCGTGCGTTCGTCGCGTCCATGCGTTCGGACAAGGCGACGAGCTGCGAAAGTGCTTCTGGCGACATGCCAGACTTCACCGCCTGCGAGATGATGCCAAGCGGCGACAACTCCACGTTTGCAAGTGCTGACGGTTCGGACTGACGGGTAACGATTTCGCTCATTCGATTGCTCCTCAAAAACGCCGCCGCACCAACAAGGCACGGCGACACGCGGCGGCTCTTAACAACGTTCAACCGCACCAACGGAGAACGCCGCCGAAATGACCGCGTCAGCGTTAGCCTGGCGGTCGTGGGTTAGTTGTTGTCGGCTGCGTCGTCACACGCGGCACAGTACCAGACGCATTCGCTCACGCCAGTATCCGGGTCATCCGGCTCATGATCCATCGGCTTGCCGCACTTGTCGCACTTGTGCGAGTCGCGGTCTTCGATTGGCGTTCTGCGTTCGACGGTTCTGCATTGGCACATGGTGAATCTCCTTGCATGACGGTACGCTTTCGTCCCGTAGAAGTCAAGCGGGCTTCTCGTCACGCTTGGCGACTTCCGCATGGAACGAGTCGATCAGAACCAACGCCGCCTCCGGGTGCGTGTCGAGCAGCATGCGGGCCGCGTGGTTGTACCCCTCCGCGAACCCGAGCGAGGCCCGGTTGTCGCCGTACCGCTTCACGGTGTCCATGAACGGATCGGCCTCCGCCTTCTGATCAGTGCCAACGTCCGCAGGACAGCCGCCGTCGAATCTATCGTCGCCCATTTCAAAGCTCCTTGTGTGAACTATTCGGAACTACCGAACAGTTGAAACCTCGCCGCCGCGATTGCTCACGGCGGGAAGTGCGTTTGTCGGCCACGGTCGCGACCGCTTGAAGCCGTGCGGAAGGGCTGCACGGTGCCGAAACCTCGCCGCGAACCTTCCGGCCCGCGACGGGTGAGAGAGGAGGGCTACAAGCCCCGTGTGTGTCAGCGGTCGTCCAGGCGGTCAGGGAAGCGGCGGATGTTGTCCCGCAGCCACGACCGGAACGCATCACGTTTGCACTGCTGGTAGTCCGCAATGGCCTGCAGTCGCCGCGTGCGTGCCGTTTCGTGGGTGATGAGCCCTTGGGAGTCCATTGTGTTGATCTGCGTCAACTTCGCC